GAAGATTTACAAAATAATTAACTTAATAATTAACTTAATAATTAACTTAATAAATAACTTAATATTAATAAAAAATTTTTATTATTATTAATAAAATATATGGGAAATATATTTCAAATTTGTTCAGATAGTTTTGATTTTTGCGATGATTATTTATTTGAGGACACTAATAATAGAGTAAACAATATATATAAAAGTAATATTCCAAGTGATGAATCATTAGAATTAGATTTAGATGAATTAAATAATGATTATTCACAAAATGTATTAATAGACAATGAAATTGATTAAATTATATAATTATATACAATTTTAAATACCAGTATCAATATAATAATTTCCGTCATCTTTTTTTATTAATTTACCTATTAATTTTGCATTTATTTTAGGGTTTTTTAATGCTTGTTTAAATGTATCAATATCATATAATAGATTGGTTGGTTTACCACTATCGTTTAATCTTCTTGCATAATCTCTACCATCAATATTAATTCTAACTGCTCTGAATTTTTCAGATTTTTCATTTAATTTTTTTATTTTAGAATCTTTTTCCTCATCATCAATATTTGGTTTCATAGAATATATATTTGGATTGCTTTCATTACCGAATGAATAACATTCTAAATTTTCATTATTATCTTCATTACTATGGATGTAGCAATCCATGGCAGTTTCTTTTATTGCAGTTAATAATTGTCTATTAATATTTTCTTTTCTATTCATTATTTCTAATAATGCTTCATCTGTTGTTAATGGTCTAGTATTATTTTTATTATATTTACTTCTATCTAATCGTAATGATTTTGAACCTAATTCTATTTGTTTATCTGTAAATTGCATTAAATATAAAAATACTTTTACATCTTGCATATCATCCGGTAAATCTTCATGACTACATATTCTTCTAGCTCTACCTATTACTTGTTCTACTCTAACCGGATGCCAGTATGGTTCAGTTATATGAACATATCGTGTATTTTTAAGATTAATACCTTCTGCACCACTTGATGTTATCATAAATAGTTTTACAATTTCACCGAAAAAGTTATTTTCATTAATTTTATTTAATTCACTAGATAATTTAGTAGGTAGATAACTCCAATCACTATTATAAATATTACGTATTAGTTCTTTTTCTTCTTCTGTTTCGCTTCCTGTGTACAATGCAAACATTTTTCCTTTTTCAATTGGATTTTTAAATGTAAAATCACCCTTACGGTCTTTAACTATTTTCAATTCTTTATATCCATTTGCTTCTAACATTAATGTTAAAATTTCTATACCTTCTAATGTTCTGAATTGACTATATATTAAATTGCAACCTTTGTGCTCTTCATTTTCAATATTTTCCAGTAATGCTGCAAATTTTGGTGAATATTTTTCAAGATTTTCTTTTAAGTAATCATCACTATTACTTTTTAAAAATTCAATAGCATTTTTAATGCGTGTAGGATAATCATTTTTAATTTCATCTTCATCTTCTTTATTTTGTTTAATATCCTCTATTTGTTTTTGCAAGTTTAATCCGTCAAATTCATTTTCATCTTCATTATTATTTGTAATTTCATCATCTTTTGGAAATGGTCTTTTCATACTTTCTGGAAATACAAAATTACAGAATGCCCTAGAGTATGTTCTATAGGATGAATTAGTACTTTCATATAACTTACCTGTTGATTTTTTTGATTCTTGTTTTCTTTCTTTAATTCTAACTTCTTCGTATAATTTAAATTGATAATCACTCATATTTAAACGTATTATATGATAATCTTTATCATCATTTTTATTAATATCAGGTAATAATTCTTCTTGTGCACTTCTATAATATGAAGTTAATCCTAATATTCTTCGTTTAAAAATATCAATATTTTTAAGGTCTCTTTCTTTTGAATCAATAAATAAACTATTAAATTCATCAAATTTATCAGGTAATGCCTTATAATTATCAACCGTATAGCTTTTGATTTTAATTTTATTGTTTGATAAATGTTTTGTTAATTTTTTAAAGAACTCATTATCATTAATATAATCACCTTGCTTGTTTAATTTTACTCCTTTATATTCTCCATTATTATATGTATTTACAAATCCAAATGGGTTTCTTGTTATTTTTAACTTATTTGAATTATATTCTACATAATCACTATGTTTAAATAATTTAACAACTTGTTCAATTTTATTATTTGGTTTTTGCTCTTCTAATTCAATATTAATATTCCAAGTTTTAATATAGCCTCTTAATATATTAAATAAAATTCCAATTTCATTCGGATAATTGATAATAGGTGTACCGCTTAATAAGATAACTTTACAATTAGTAGCTTTTAATAAATTTTTATATAATACGATAAATTTTTTATCTTCTGGGTTTTCAATATCTTTTTCTCCTTCTATCTTATTTGCAATAGCACTTATAAAATTATGTGCTTCATCAATAATAACAACTTTATTTGAAAATGGATTTTTTGTATCATTCTCAGTTAGCTCATTAACACGGTCTTTTCTTAAACCATTGTAATTAATAAATTGAAATTTTTGATGTATCATTTCATTTAACTGTTCGTCTAGCATTTTTTTATCTTGTGTAGATAATTTATCGTAATTACTTTCTTTTTTAACATTAACTAACCATGCACCATTATTTTTTCGTATGAATTCAACTGGTAAATGCAAAACATTTGATAAAATTTCTAAATTTTCTGGTTCTTCTTGTGTATTTATAAATTCCCAGAATTGTTTTTTTCTATAAATAGGATTTCCGCATTTTTTTAATTCTTCAAAATAATTTTTTCTTAATGATGCTGGTGTCATAACAACAATTTTTCTATCGGTATTCAATGATTCAGCAATAGCAACTGATGTTATTCTTAAAATACCTTCAGCTATGCCTATAGAACCACATGTTTTTCCTGACCCTAAACCATGAAATATCAATAGACCTCTATACGGACTATAAATATTAACATAATCTCTTATAATTTTTTGATGAGTTAGTAATTTAAATTCACTACCCTTTCTATTTTTACATGATACTTCTTCATTATTATTTAAAATCTCATCTCTATAAGGTTGAAAAAGATTATCTATAAATTTAACAAATACTTCTCTATTATTAATAAAATAAGCGGACTTTTTAAGAATAACACTAGGTCCTTCTTTTGGTAATCTATCTTTAATAATTTCATCACCAATTTCAATATCCATTACTTTATTTACAGCTGGAATAGATGTTTGCGCTACAACTAATTTTGGTTTGCTTTTTCTTGCCTGCTTTCTAATTTCTAAGTCATCTTCTTTATTTTTCTTATCTTTTTCATCTTTTTGTTTCTCTTTTCTTTGCTCCTTTTCTTCTTCTTTTACTAGTTTATCATCATTATCTTCTTTATCTTCTTTATCTTCTTTATCTTCTTTATCTTTTTCCTGATCAATACTTTCATTTAAAACTGTTAACCTATTTCTTAAGTCGTTAAATATAATAGTAGTATCAAATAATTCCTTTCTTTTATCTTCAATTAAATCTGATAATAAAATCTTAAAACCTTGCTGTTTTTCTGGAATCGGTTTAATTTGTAGATTTTTAACTATTTCATTATCCATATTATAGTATATACACATATAAAATGGATTAAACTAATTTAATTATTTATATTTCTTCTTGTAATTCTATTTTATTTAATGATTTTTCACATGCGATTTGTTCAGCCTTTTTCTTTATTTTATGCTGTCCTTCTCCTAAAAATACTAATACTTTTTCATTTTCTTCAATATATTGATGAATATTTTTAAAACATTTAAATTCATCGTAATGGATAGAATCATTATGATTTAAATCATGAGATGGTTGTCCTAGACAAATATAAACACCCATTTTATATCCTAAATCAATATCATGCTCAAATTCAATATACAAAGGAGTTACTTTAAATTCTTTTTGTATTTTAACTTGCAATATATTTTTATAATTATAATCGTTTTGTATTAATTCAACCCAGTCTACATGTTTTTCAAATATATTTTCAATAAATATTTGTGCACATTGAAAACCAGGACCAGTGCATGTAAAAACATTTTGAAAATATCCATTATCGTCATAAATATCTATTTTATTTGCATCTAAAAATAAAGCCCCGATAAATGATTCAAATAAACAACCTAATTTTTTTAAATTAGTTCTTGTACCTTTTTCTTCAGCATGTTTAGACATAATATAAAATTTATGTAATCGCATTTCATATGCTAATTTTCCAATAGCTTCATTTTTTACTAATGCAATCTTTTTTTCGGTCATAAATCCTTCATTTTCTTTAGGAAAACGTTTATATAAATAATATTTAGCAACACATTCTAGAACACCATCACCTAAAAATTCTAATCTTTCATTTGATTTACTTTTAAGAGGTAAACAATCATGAGGTTTTTCTAAAATAATAATATTTTGTTTTTCATTTTCTAGTTCCGGTCTTTTGGTGTATGATCTATGAATAAAAGCTCTTTTAAAAAGTTCAAAATTATTTATTTTACAAGGAACACCATATCTTTTGAGAATATATTGAACATCATTCAATGTAATCTCAACATTTAGCGGATTATAAGGATTAAATACTAACATATCATCATCATTTTTAACAATATCATCATCAAGTTTAGACATTTAATATAATTAAAAATTTATTTTTATATCGTTTTTAATAAAAAATAATTTTTAATAAAAAATATTTCTTATATATATAATGCGTACTTTAAATGGTCGTGCAAAAAATCTTGGCTCATTAGTTGGAACTGATGCTCGTAATTGTGGTGTAACTGAAGGTAATGTCCGCACAGGTGATTTCAATCAAATTCGTGAAGGTGCTTTTAATCGTGTAAATATTAATTTATCAAAATTTGGTGGTGTTTGTCCTGCAGGAAAAGGTGGTTTAATTAAAAGAACTTTACCATATAGACTTCATCCAGGTGCATAAATTAATAAGTAATTTATAAATTTTATATCATTAGTTTTAGATATAAAATTTAGTAATAATAACAATTATATGTTAATATCTACATTATTATTATAAATATTTATTTCAGCTGTATTTCCAGTAATAATTTCATACAATTGAATATATTTTAATGCTAATTTATTTCTTAATTCATTAGAAACTTCAATATTTACCTTTAAATCATATGGATTTTTATATTTTTCTACAATCCATTTTCTTATAAATTCTTTATCAATTGAATCTGGTTCTTCACCTTTATTATACAATTCATTATAACTATGCTCTAACCAATATCTACTTGAGTCTGGTGTATGAATTTCATCAACCAATACGATATTTCCATATTTATCCTTACCAAATTCATATTTAGTATCTACTAAAATTAAACCATTTTCACGAGATATTTTTTGCCCATAATTAAATAATAAAAATGAATACTTTTCACATGTTTCCCAATCTTGCTGACTCATTATATTTTTTTCTATTATTTTTTCTTTAGTTATTAATTCATCCTTATCACTTTTAGTAGTCGGTGTTAATATAATATTTTCTAATTTTTGATTTTTTTTAAGACCATCTGGTAATATATGTCCGCAATAATTTCTAGAACCACATAAATAATTTTTCCATATGGATGTTTCTGTAGTTCCGGTTAAATAAGAACGCATTATAAATTCAATAGGAAAAACGTTGCATTTCTTTACTTCCATTAATCTATCATTATTACTTTTGATGATATGATTAGGTACAATATCTTTTGTTCTTTCAAACCACCATTTGCTAATTTTATGTAAGATAACACCTTTTAATGGTATGGTAGTTATATCACGATTAAAAGCACTTAATCTATCACTCGCAAATAATAACAAATTATTATTATAGTCATACATATCACGAACTTTACCATTTTTTATAAAACAAGCATCGTCATTTTTGATATTCATATTTTTTATTGTACTTTTTATTAATTCTGCTGATTTTATATTATCATATTTTTTTATGATATTTTCTATTTTTTTTTTATTATTTGCGTATAGATTATTTTCATTTGTACCTAACATATAATTAAAATGATTTTTAATTTTTATATTATTTTTATGCAAATTACAAATTAATTTGTAATTCCAATCATCATTAATACCGGTGTCGGTCTAATTGATACATCATCAGTCGTATTATATAAACTAACATTACCTCCAACTACCGGTATATGAAATTCTTTACAATATTTACTTAGTTCATCTATCATTTTAATTATATCATTTAAACTATATTTAGGGTCGCCATAATTTAAACAATTAACAACGCATAGTGGTTTAACACCTTCAAATAATTTAATAGTATCATAACATTCCATAAAAGATTCACCCCATGTAATAATTAATTGTTTATTTACTTCATATATATCTAATATAGAGTATTTACCAGGTGTTTCTGGTCCTTTTATTGTTCTATTACCAACCGTAGAATCATATACTTTCCATAAGTTATCATTATAATTTTTTATAATTTGTTCTTCTTTAAAATTATGGTTATTTTGTATATTATTATTTATTACATTAGAATAATCATTTATATCATTAAAATCATCAATATTTTGTGAATAAATACATGTATTATTATCTTTATATATGGAATAATTATTTCCTTCATTTGTGTTACCAATAATAGCATGTTCTAAGTCCCATTTATTGAATATTTCACATATTTTTTCAATATTTTCTTTTTTGCAAACGATTAACATTCTTTCCTGTGATTCAGATATAAGTATATTCGCAGGTTCCATTTCATATTTAATAGGAACATTTTCTAAAAAGATAGAGCAACCAATATTTTTTAGTGTTTTTTCACGTCCTCTTTTAATAACTTCCAAACTTGCACACAATAATCCTCCTGCACCCATATCTTGCATTCCTTCTGCTAATTGCAGTTCTGATATTTCACAACAGGCTTCTAATAATAATTTTTCTAAAAATGGGTCGCTTTTTTGTACATTTTTTTCTAATTCTTTCATATTATCATTATTTGAAAATACAGCGGATGCCATAGCAGCTCCATTAATACCTTCATTTCCTGTTTTACTTCCAACATAAATTAAAAAACTATTATCAGTACTTAAAGCATTACCATAAACAATATTTTCTTTTTTAACGATACCAATACAACCAACATTAACTAATGGATTCAAATTATAACTTCTATGATATTTTAAATCACCACCTACATTAGCAACTCCAACACAATTACCATAATAAGATATACCTTTAATAGCACCATCTAAAAGTCTTTTACTGTTGTCATCAGTACCAAATCTTAGAAAATCTAGTATTGCTATAGGTCGTGCACCCATAGTAAATATATCACGTAATATACCACCTACACCAGTCGCAGCTCCTTCAAATGGATTTATAAATGTAGGATGATTATGGCTTTCTATTCTTAACGCTATACAATAGCCATCTCCAATATCAACAATACCAGCATTCTCACCTGGACCTTGAACAACCCAATCCTCTTGTGTATGTAATTTTTTTAAATATTTTCTAGTTGTTTTATATGATATATGCTCACTAAACATTAAATCTTTTAAGCATTTATCAAAATAAAAATTACTATTAATGAGTTTATCATCAAATAATATATTGTATAAAATATGTTTAAAATCATAGTTATTTCTTTCAGGATGTGGCATCATACCAAATATTTTATTTTCAATATCACATACACCACCAACTTCTCCATTTTTATATTTTAAAAAGGAGTGAAATTGTGGATTATAATACTTTTCATCTTTTATATATTTTCCATATGAATTTGCAATACATAAAGTTGTGTCATAATTAATATTTTTATAACTAATATTGCATTCAACTCTATCACAAATAAATTGATTACTGTCATTTAATACTAGAGTACCTGGTAATAATTTCATTCCTGTTAATATTTGAAATCCATTACATATACCAATAATAGGTATTTTTTTTTCTACTGCATAATGAATTAATTTACTAGCTGGACTATTTATAGCCATAGTTCCAGGCGATATAGTAAATTCTTCGGTTGCTTTATTGTATATTCTATCTCCAAATGCAAATCCTCCAGGCAATACTAGTAGTTTCACATTATCCAATAAAGAAATATTTTCTTCTTTATGCCAAATATAAAAGCATTTACCTATATCACTAAAATATTTTTTTGTTTCAATATCACAATTAGAACCAGGATATCTAATAATACCTATCATAATATTAAAAATAAATTAATATATTTAAATTAATTATAAAAAAATATTATATATAATGGATACTTTATTAAATAACAATAAAATTATTATTAATAGAATTAACACTCTACCAAATGAAATAAAAAATTTAATATACAGTTATTTTTGGAGTCACTATTACAATAAATTTGTTATAAAAGATTTAATACAAATTAAATCAGATTTAATAAACGCAAATAAATATATAACAATACATGGAATAAATAATACAATAGTAGATTTAACAAGCCATTACCACTATTATGAATTACATAATGAAACAATAAAAAAAATTCATAGCAATTTTGCATATACAACTTATATAAAAAGTACTGATGAATTTTGCCATTATTATCCTCTTTTTAATTTTTTAATAAATAGTCGCCAATTAATTGAAGTTAAAGATAAATATAGATATTATTGCACTTTTTTATTATGTACTGTTTTAAATCCTATATATCGTGAATATGATCAATTTAAAATACTTAATTATTTTAAAAATTTAGTATAATTAATAATATTTTTTTAGATAGTTATGATAACAATTCATGAGAAAAGTAGAAATGTTATTACTTAATAGTTTTAATCTTTTAATGTTTATTAGTATTTTAAATACACAGAAAATAAATTCATACGATTCAGTAAATATATATGGAATGATTTTTTTTAGTATATGTTTCTATATATTAATTTTTATAGATAAAATAGTTAATGTAAAATATTATATAGATATTATCCATATTTTCATAATATTTAACATAGGTATTTTTTCATTATTTTTTGAAAATACTTATTTGTTATTTGTAGTTATACTATGTTTAAATGTTATATTGTTTTCCTGGAGTTATTTAAATGAATGTCCATTAGGTAGGTACAGTTGTCATTTTGATAAAATGAATGAATTTACAGATAAATATCAAAAAAAAGTGAATAATGGAATATATATATTATTATTTATTCTTTATAAGAAAATGTTTTCAAAGATATTAAAAAATTAATAATATTTAGCTTATTATTATTATATAAATTATATTCTATATTTAAATTATGACAATATTTTTAATTATAACAATAATTATAGTATTATATTTATCATATAAACTGTTGTATACATACAAAGAAGGAATGAATGCTTCATTAGTATACCAAGATGAATCTAAATATCAAAAAATAAAACTATATGAAAAAGGCAGCAAATATTGGTTAACATTAAATGATCAAGTACAATTTAATTCAGATGAGCATAAATTATCACATTATTTACAATGTGATGTTCCATTATTAAAATTTAAGCCAAAAAAAGTATTAATATTAGGTGGAGGAGATGGTTTAGCAGCAAGTCATGTTTTGAAACATGATTTTGTTGAAGAAGTTACAATGGTAGAAATTGATGAAAAAATGATAAAAATGTTAAAAGAATCAAAATTAATGCGAAAAATAACAAATAATGTTATTGATAATCCAAAATTAAATATTATAATTCAAAATGGTTTTGACTATGTTTATAAGACAAAAAATAAATACGATATTATAATAGAAGATATAGAAGATGACCACACAAATCAAAAAAAAGTAGTTCATAGTGGTAATTATTTAAAAAGATTATTAGAAATAAGTAATATAGTAAGCCAAACAATAGGTGATGATATAGAAGATTATGAGAAAAAATTTCCTATATTTACAAAAAATTATTTAAAACATAAAGAAATTTATAATAAACCAAAATTTGAATTATATACAGGTGATAAAGAAGATTTATTTGATGAACTTGAATATGAAGATGATTTTTTAATGGAGTTAGAAAAAAATGATGTTTTACAAGATGTAAAATTTTATATTTGTGGTAATTATTATAATAATATGTTTGGTTTTGAAATGTATTTACTTTCTGTAAAAAATTGATTAAATATGAAATGATAATATATATCATATTTAATAACATGGATAACAAAAGAAATGTATTAACAGTATTTAAAAATATATATTATGAAATACCATTAGATAATGATAATTATAAAATAAAAAAAGAATTAATAGATAGTTTTTCATCAATTTCTTGGGACCCACCTGAAAAAATAAATTCAAATCACTATTGGAAAGTATTATCTTTTATTTTAAATAAGTATATATCACAAGATGATTATAAAAATATTGATTGGTGTAAAAAAGTGATAGATATATTTCAAGATTCAAATTAAATTTCAGGGTCAATAATTGAAAATAATAAAATGTACCTTTTACCTTTTGTTATTTTTTTTCCACCATGAGGATGAGTTACGCCACCTGGATAGAAAATAAGGTCTCCCGTATTTCCATTAATTGTTTTTTTTAGAAGAGGAAAATAAGTTCCTCCTCCTTCAAAATCGTCATTCAAATATATAATAATTGGTACTTGTTCATTATCAATATGAATATCCATTTTTGATTCATAGAATTTATCAGATTCATATCTCAATATGTATGGTGGTGAAATTTTTCTACCATCAAAATATGGATATTTTTTATTTACAATAGGAAAAAGATATTTCTTAACATAATGGTTAAAATAGTTATATATTTTTGGTATTTTATTTAATTTTGCTGTCATTCCTGGTTCATATTTTAAATCATTACTATCTAAATGGTCTAAATCATTTTTTTTTATAAAACTATCATTATGGAGAAGTTGACGTTCATTTAAAAATTCTTCATATGAATCAATGAGTTTTTTGCATAATTTTTTTGGAAAAAAGGGGGTTTTATATACATTGTCAGCAACTTCAATTGTATTTGTTTTAACTTTACCATATTTACCATAATCTATAATGTTATTATTTGAAAAACCTTCATATTTTTTAAATGCTTGAAATGCTTGAAATGTTATAAATGAAATTACAATAAATAATATAATGAAAATAAATGTATATGTATAATTCAGTTTTGCCATATATATATATAAAATAAAAAATACTTACAAATAATCTATTTTATATTGCTATGAAAATACTTATAGATTCACATGAAAAAAGTTTATATCAAAATATGAACAAAATAATAATAGGTAATGAAATTAAAAATATAAATCTAATTCAAAAAACATTGGATGTAGGTGATGTCTGCATTGTAGATGATAATGAAAATCCATTAATATGTATTGAGAGAAAAACAGTAAATGATTTACTGTCAAGTATTGTAGATGGTAGATATAAAGAACAATCATTAAGACTTGATAATTATAATTTACATAATCATAATATAATATATCTTATTGAAGGTGATATGAGGAATAATGACAATCAAAAAAGGAAAATGTTTTATAGTTCATTATTTACAATATTTTATAAGAAGGGGTTTAGTTTATTTCATACATCAACAATATTTGAAACTGCAGAGTTAATAATAAGATTTACAGATAAATTAATAAGAGAGAAAGAAATAGAGCCTTATTATAATATTAATAATAATAATAATAATGAAAAAAAAAATGTAGATTATGTTGATGTTATTCATAGTGAAAAAAAGAAAAATATAAATGAAGAAAATATACATATAATAATGCTAAGTCAAATACCGAATGTTAGTACAACTTATGCCAAAGCTATTTTTAAAGAGTTTGGGAATATTGATACTTTGATACAAAAATTAAAAGAAGATAATACTTGTTTAGATAATTTTAAATACAGTACTTCAAATAATCAAGAACGTAAAATCAGTAAAAATTGTATTCAAAATATTAAAAAATATTTATTACTATAATATAAATGGAAGAAAATTTATCTACACTATATAAATATTTATCAATAATAATAACAATTATAATTTATCCTCCAATATTATTATATTATAAAATAAAAAGTGGTTTAGAACAATTAGAACAATTTTTTTTTAAACCAAAAATAAAAGAGGGTATTTTTAAAAGAGTAGGTAGGGCTGTTAAAAGAACTACAAAACAATTTGCAAGAGGTACTGTAAGTGTTGCAGATAAGGTAAAAAAAGAAGCAGAAAGGAAGGCAAGAGAAGCTGCTGAAGCAGCAAAAAGAGCAAAAGAGGAGGCAGAAAGGAAGGCAAGAGAAGCTGCTGCTGCAGCAGAAAAGGCAGCGAGAGAAGCTGCTGAAGCAGCAAAAAGAGCAGCCGAAGCACTAGCAAGAGAGTTAAATAAAATATTTGGTGAGATAAAAAAAACTGAAAAAAAAATAACTGATACAGTAAATAAAGCAAATAATGTTTCTAAAAAAGTAGGAGATACTTTAAATAAATCAAATAGTGTAATAAGAAAAGTAAAAAACGTTCCAAATGATACTATAAATTATACAAACAATTATATTGCTGCACCTATTAGAAATGCTTCAAATAGAATGTATTCAGCATTAAATAAATTAAATGACGTGAAAGAAGAAACAGAAGACTTAAACAAAGAATTAAATAATGCATTTAACTATTTGAATTCACTACCAACATTAATAAATAATTTTGTCAATAGTATAATTGTACAACCAATGAAAGTAGTTGCTAATAATATAATAAGTATATTAAATAAAATAAAAGAATTTAACAATACATTGAGTAAAATAGGTAAACAATTAAATAATGCATTTAACTATTTGAATTCTGTACCAACATTAATAAATAATTTTGTCAATAGTATAATTGTACAACCAATGAAAGTAGTTGCTAATAAAATAATAAGTATATTAAATAAAATAAAGGGATTTTTCGTTTCTTTAGAAATTATCGGTGATAAATTAAATGAAGCAGCAAGATTTATATCAACAATACCCGAACAAATTAAAAATTTTTGTGAATTCATTTTTGTAGAAAAAATTGGTGGAATTTTTGCTCAAATTGGCGATATGTTAAATTTCGTTATAATTGAACCAATATTTGATTTGATTTTAGCATTTGTTGGTGTAATTATTGGAATACTAAATATATTAATTAAAATAATTGAAAAATTAATAACTCTACCAGGATGCTCATTGCATTATTTATTTGATGGATTTTCAAATTTATTTAAATTATTTATGCCAAATTGGTTATATTCATTAATGAAAACAATATGTTCCTTATTTTACTATGTAATACTTTATCCAATGTTATTAGTTTTAGACTTTGTATTAAAATTGTTTGGTTCTAAAGGCATGTTTCATTATTTATCAAGTGGAGATTGTTTTAAATTCAATGTAATGTCTGATTTAAATCATATAAAAAATGGATTTGTAAAAGCAGGAAATACGTTTGGTAATCAGTTTGGTAGATTTGATAAATTTAAATTTAAAATTTAATGTATAATATTAAAATACTAATATATATTAAATGAGTATTAAGAAAGCTTTCAGAGATATAAAAAATGCATTTAATAAAATAAAAAATGTTGAAAAAAAAGTGAATAATTTAGTGAATCGTGTAAATGATGCTGGTAATAAGGCAGGAAAGGCTTTATCAGAAGTATCAAAAGTTCCTAATATTGTTGCAAATAAATCAAAAGAAGTTGCTAATAAGTCTGTAAATGGGTTTACTAATGAAATAAGAAGATTAGAAGATGGTGTAAAAAAGGTATCAAGTAAAATAGATAAAACAGCAAATAGCGCAGGAAATGTATTAAAAAAAGTAAAAAATGTTCCTTCCATGATAAAGAATCAATCAACTTCAATTGTTAACAAATCAATAAATAGTTTTAGTGGTCAAATAAACAAAATAAGTGATGGTGTTAATAAAGTAGGTAATGAAGTAAAAAATACAGCGAATAAAGCAGGTGGAGCTATTAAAAAAGTAGGAGAAGTTCCTTCTATGATAAAGAATCAATCAACTTCAATTGTAAACAAATCAATAAATAGTTTTAGTGGTCAAATAAACAAAATAAGCGATGGTGTTAATAAAGTAGGTAATGAAGTAAAAAATGCAGCGGATAAAGCAGGTGGAGCTATTAAAAAAGTAGAAGAAGTACCATCTATGATAGAAAAAATGGCAAAATTTATTTTTGTAGAACAAATAGGCGGTTTTTTTAAAAAGTTTATAAAAGCAATAGAATATGGTATAGTTGAACCTTTAGAAGTATTTTTTGTAGGTTTGGGACAAGTATTTGTAGGTATATTTGGTATATTAATTTTAATTATTGAAAAAATAATAAGTATTCCAGGATGTATAATATTTTATGTTATAGATGCAATGTCAAATCTATTTAAATTATTATTACCAGGATGGTTGTATACACTAGGACAATTTATGTATAATCTTTTTTATTATATAGTTATTTATCCAATAATGTTTATGTTAGATTTAGTATTAGTTCATATTTTTGGATTCAAAAGCTTATTTACTACATTTGGTAGTGGTAATTGTTTTAGTTTTCCTGCGTCTAAACATGTAAATCATATTGCAAATACATTTAAAAAAATAGCACAAGTATTTTCCAAACAATTTGGAAGAATAGATAAAGGATTTTACTAATTATTAAATAAATTTAAAGGATTTTAAAAATATTTTAATTTATATTTAATATATATATGAAAATATCTGGATTGTTAAAAAATATATTAGAATACTCAACAATTACTATAATGCTAATAATAATATATTATTCAATTAAAATAAAAATAACTAAAGAGGGTTTTATTTATAAAGGTGAAAAATTACTAGATAATGATTTCTCAAGAATGAAAATAGAACCAATAAATGAGAAAAATAGAATGAACGATATAACAAAAATAAAATTTCTTAGAAAGCTAAAGAATAGTAAAGTAATTAATATATTGAAGAGTGAGGGATATATAGATAATAATTTAATACTAAACAAGGTATCTCAAAAAGAAGCAGAATATTATATAAAAAATGGCAAATTTGAATATAGTAAAGAATTATTAGATAAAATGGAAAAAATATTGAAAAATGAGGTTTTATTACACGTTAAAAAGACAATGACATTACAATGGTTAAATGAAAAACAAGAACAACGTCTTGAAAAATTAAAAAATACTAATTTGAAAAAATATAACAAAGAAATGAATCAACAATTATTAAAAGAGAGTAAATATAATTATGATACAATAACAATGAAATTATACAATAAAACTATAAAAGAAAGTAATGAAAAAATAGCAAAAAAAATAGGTAGAGATAAGGACGAGAAATACATAAAAGAACAAATAAAAAATCAAAAGAAAAATATTAATAATTTTGTGAAAAATGTATCTGATAATATTATTGAACTATTACAACAAATACCAGTTCGTATTTTAATAATAAATAAGAATAGTAGCATGTTTTTCTCAATATTTGGTGAAGAACAACATACTCATAATTTTTTGAAAAGAATTTTAAATATAAAAAACATTCAACCTTTGTTTATTAATAATTCTATTATAAAATGCGAAGAAGATAATAGTGGTAAATCAGCATTAATGTTATATACTATTAATCCAGTAGAGTTGTTATCCAAAGATACTGTATTAAATAATAATAAATATATACAGAAAAGAAAAATACACAATGATGAAATACCATCAATAATGGAAAAAGCTGATATTGAATTTAAATTTATTAAAGAACCATGCAATATATGTGATACAAAAAATGCAGAAAAATGTCCATATTCTATAAATGATAAAGTTTCTCCTTTAATGAGTAGATTTTGGGGATTAAAAAGTTCTGAATTAGCTAATAATAATTCAATAATTACTTTTGAAAATAATAAAGAGGATTTAAATATGGCAGATACATCATTATTAGAAAATATTTTAAAAGATGACATCAACAATGATGTAATTTTATCAACGATGTTTAAATAAATTTATATTAAGTTAATATATTTTATGTATTAATTTAATAAATTAATTTAATTTATCTTTATCAATATCATTAAACTGGACTTTTCTTGTTAAAAATGCTGATAAAAATATATTTTTTTCAGTATAAACTATTGTAAATACTTCATTAATTTTTAATCCCATGAATAATAAATTAGTTAATAAAACAGTAATAGTTTTATCATTTAAATAATGATTAAATATTACTACAGAACTTAATATACTATTTAAACTGAATATTCCCATACAAGTATATCCAGTATTTTTATAATAATCATCATATTTCCATATTTTATTTTTAATTTCTAAGTCTAATTTTTCAATATTTTCTCCTACTTTTTCATTTGTTCTTTCTTCATTTGGATTAACATCTAAATTATCAATTAATAAATGTTCTCGTGAAACTTCTATTTTATATAATACAACAAATGCTAGCATTGTTAATAAATTTAACGCAAATGCTGATTTTGTCAATCCTGAATCATCTCTGTTAAAATTGTCTTGAATAGTACATATACTTCCATTACAATCTTGTGGTACAAATAATACTAACATTGAACCCATTAAAACACGATATACTTCAAAAATTAATGTAATTAAAACATTCATTTTTTGTTCAGAATCTTGACTCATTTGAGAACTATCATCTACACTTAGTTTTTCTATATCAGTTTCAATAACATTATTTTCAACATTATTTTCAACATTATTTTCAACATTATTTTCAATATCTTTAGTATTGTCTTGTAAATCAACTGAAATACCAGATAAATCCATTATATATAAACAATATATTTATTTTATTTTTATAATTGATTATTTGTTAAAAAATGGTATCTATAATTTTAATAAAAACAACCATAATAAAATCCATACTTTCTAATTTTTATTTTCTAATAGTTCATCTTCTAAATTATATTTTTTTTGAAAAATAACTTATGAATTAAAAGATTCATAATCTTTATTATTTATTGGTTTTATTTCTTCATATGAAATTTTACATATGGTATATTTATCTTTTAAGTAATATATTGTTCCTATTAATATTGTTGATGATAATTTTTCAACTAATATCGGTATAAAAAATGGTTTCCTACCCATATAAATATATACTAATATGCAACTTGAAACTGACATCAAGTTTATTCCCAATTCACATAATATATTGGTTTTTGACAAATCTTCTACTTTTTTTGTGTTAATTGTATGCAATATTTGAGGTATATGCTTTATAGGGTGTAAAATTGATATTATAATATTTAATAACAACAAGAAATTTTCTAAGTACATTACATTACCTTAATAAAAAAAGGTCAAGAATTATTTTTTTCTTCATAATTAGTGATATAATAATTTAAATAATAATATTTAATGCATTATATTTAATACAATTAATTTTTCTTACTCAGATTCTTGTACAACCTGAGTTTTTTTTATTAAAGTATGGCATTGATGATTTGGACTATATCCATCTTCAAAATATAATTCTTTATGTTCTACAAATTTATCATCTTTATTATTTTCAGGTGCACGTTTTGATAATTTATTTATTCTTTGTTCTGGTAAACCACCTTGTTCATTTGTAGGTGAAGGTCTTTTTCTAAAGATTTCTTCACCTTGGATATCATATTCTTTTTGTAAGTATAAAACTGGACATTTTATATCTTGACTTTTTTGCCATTCTATAAATTCAACATATTCTTCTAAATTATTAAATACTACTGGATTAACTCCAGGAACTTTAACTTTTTCACTATTATATAAGTAAAATTTACTTCCATCTTTTACTAAAATATCTGAACACACGTAATTATGATTTGTAAATCCTTCTTTCATGGTATTATTATAAAAAATATAAGATACTGAAAATAAGATGCATAAAAAACTAATTACAGTTATTAATTTAATAAAAAAAACAAAATCTTTCATATATATATATGGTAAAAATTATTGAAATTATTAAAGAAAATGAAGAAAATAAAATACTTAATTTAAAAAATAACATATTAAATAACAAATTAGTTATATGTGCTATTTTTATGCCTGGATGTCATTGGTGTGAAATGCTTTCTAAGGAGTGGAAAAAACTACCAAAACATTTTGAAAATAATGATTTAATTATTTCATATATTCATATGAATGTTGTACCTAAAATGGCTAATAACAACATTAAATTTTCAAAAAATACAATTAATGGCTATCCTCATGTTATGCTTTTTGATAAAAGTCCAAATAATATTGTTGAATATAATGGTTCAAGAGAAGAAGATGCTTTAGTAAATTGGATTAAAAACAGTATTAAAAAAAATATGCCTTTAAAAGGTGGAAGAAGAACAAGTAAAACTAGAAAATCATATTCTACTAGTTTAATATCAACTTCTTCTACAAAAGACAGTTTAGAAAAAAATAGAACTAGAAAAGTAAGAGATAAGTATAAAGATACTAAATTATATCCAAAAATACAACCATATAAAAAAAGCAAATTAAAAGTTTCAGATGAGCATTCCATTGCTTATTATTTATTTGGTAATAGTAAGGGTAAACCTGTTCTATTTATACATGGTGGTCCTGGTGCAGGGACATCTTATAATGATGCTAGATTTTTTGATCCAAGTAAATACTTTATAATTTTATTTGACCAAAGAGGGTCAGGAAATAGTAAACCATTTGGTTCTTTAAAGCATAATACCACTAATCACTTGATTGAAGATATTGAAAAACTTAGAAAACATTTAAGCGTTAAAAAATGGATGCTTTTTGGTGGTTCTTGGGGTTCAACATTAGCATTAGCATATGCTATAAATCATCCTCAAAATGTTAAACATATGATTTTAAGAGGTATTTTCTTAATTAGAAAACATGAAGTAGATTGGGTTAATAGTGGTAAAGGAGCACATCGTATTTATCCAGAAGCCTGGGAAATTTATAAAAGTAATTTAACTGAAAAAGAGGAAAAAAATTATATTAAATCATATGGAGAAATGTTTGATGGAAAAAAAGGAAAAAGAAAAATGGATAAAGCTTTGATGAATTGGTCATTATGGGAAAGTAGTATTTCAAAATTAGTTCCTGACAGTAAAGAATCTATTGAAAAAGATTTAAAAAAAACAAATATGTATAAAAGCATGTCTAAAATAGAACATCATTATTTTACTAATAAAGGATTTTTTCCTAGAGATGGTTTTTTATTAGAAAAAAAAAATATAGATAAAATTAAAAATATACCAACAATTATTGTTCAAGGTAGATATGATATTGTATGTCCAGCATCATCAGCGTATAGTTTACATAAAAGATTACCAAAATCTAAATTATATATGACTATTGCTGGTCATAGTTCTTTTGAACCAGAAACTATAAAAAAATTAGTTCAAGCAACTAATTATTTTAAAAATAAATAAAATATTTCTATATTTTAATGAATACCTTAAAATATAAAAGAAAAATTAATAAAATTAACAACAAATTTAAAAAAACAAGAAAAGGAGGACAAAGAAATGATAATTGGGATAGTGATAGCGATAGTGATAATGAAAATGATAGTAAATGGGACCCTTTCCTCTATGTGAAACCAAATTATGGTAAATCTATTAATACTCATACTCATACTTACGATAAAAATAAATGTAGATTACAGTTTACATATAATACCACAAGTGATACTTTAACAATTGATAATATAAAAGAAGAGTTTAGTCTATTACCTTTTAAACAAATAAAATTGTCAAAGAATGAAACATTTGAACAACAATATAAAAATGAAATTAATAAAGCAGAACAATTAAAAAAAACACATGAAAAAATATTCAATCAAATAATGAAGTTAAAAAAAATTGCAGATGAACAAAGAAAGTATGCAAGAAAAAGATATCCACGCAAAACTCTTCAACCTCCAAAAGGCGGTAAATCAAGAAAAATAAGAAAAAAATATACTAAAAATAAAAAAAATAAAAAAAATAAATTAACATATAAATCATATAAGTAAATTCAATTTATCTTTTTTTATCTAATATATTTATTATACTGTATAATAAATTCTGGTCCTCAAAATAGTAATCATCATTTTCTGAATAATGAATACTTTTTTTTTCTTCTTCAGTCATTTTTCTATAAATTAATGATTCTAAAGGTAAATAGCAAACATATAATTCTGGTCCTGGTAAAATATTACCCTCAAAGTCATATGATAATTTAATTGTTTTTTCTTTCCACTTATTTGAAAATACTTCACTTAAAAATGGAATAGTTTTTATGAAATTAAATGCACATGAAATACGCACACCATCATTTGGGAAAATTATCATATATGATGAACAACCATATAACTCTTCATAATCACCCATTCTACAATGTACTAAGTGTTTTAGTGGAGTTTTAAGAAATATATTTGCACTAAAATTATATTGTATATAAAATAATTTATTCAAGTAATGTTCAATCTCTTTAATAGATTTAACATTTATTTTTTTAAAAGTAATATCTATCATATCTTCACTACAAATACTGTTTTCTCTTAGTTTTTCTTCCAAATAAATATATTTGTTTATATCTTCGGAACTATTGATTTCTGGTTCACTATCTATAATTTCTTCTCTATAAATGAAATTATGAATATTATTATACCAATCAAATTCACTCATTGCATATAGTTCGGTTTTATATTTATGTTTTATACTTTTTAATTGTAAATTCAATTTTATTTTTAAAATTGATTAAAGATATTGTAAAATATAATGTAAATATGAAAAAAGATCTAGGTCAGTTCTATACTGTTAATTACAAGTATATTTTGCAAAATTTTAAAATACCAGAATATATAGAAAATATAATAGAACCTTTTGCTGGTAAAGGTGATTTATTAGAATATATTGGAAATAATTATAATGTAGAATCGTATGATATTGAACCAAAAGCTTTAAATATAATTAAAAGAGATACTTTACTACAACCACCATCTTATAAAAATAAATTTGTTATTACAAATCCACCGTTTTTAGCTAGAAATAAAAGCGAAAATAAAGAAATTTTTGATAAATTCAAACTTAATGACCTTTATAAATGTTTTATAAAAAATATTATTGACGATAATGTTTTAGGTGGAATAATTATAGTACCATTAAACTTTTTGTGCTCTATAAGAAAAAATGATATTCAGTTAAGAAGTGATTTTTTAAAAATTTATCAAATTACCCATATGAATATATTTGAAGAGAAAGTATTTCCTGATACAACTTATACAATCTGTAGTTTACAGTTTACACTTAGTAATCAAGGTAATAAATATATAAATTGTATAGTATATCCTGCAAATAATATTTTAAAAATACAGTTAAATAAAGAAAATAATTATTCATTTGGTGGAGAAGTATATAATTTACCTCAAAAAACACATATTAAAATACAACGTTTAACTTTAAAAAATAAACACGACCCAAATTTAACGAATTTATTAGTTAAATGCATAGATGCTAATGAAGAAAATAAAATACAAATGTTCTATGTAAAAGATAATGAAAGATATATTGATGATACACCTAACTTAAGTGCACGAACATATGCATCATTTATTATTGAACCAAAATTAAATGAAACGCAACAAAAAAAATTAGTGGACGATTTTAATACATATTTAAACAATCAAAGGGAAAAATATAATTCGTTATTTTTAACAAATTATAGAGAAAGTAAAAAAATAGCAAGGAAAAGAATATCATTTAATTTGGTTTTTGAAATTATTAATTATTTATTGTAAATGTTGTTAATAGTGTTTGTTTGTAGTGTTTATAATTTTATTTTTTATATTACAGCAGTATTTTTTAAGTAATCTAATATATCATATCCATATTTTTGATATAAATTATCAGTTTTTTCTTTTTTCTTTTTTTCATTGTAGTCAAATAAATAATGTTGGAAATCAACATGGTTTACAATTAGTAAGTTTTTTATATGACTATATTTATTTTTTAGTTCATCAAATTGTCTTGTAAGGTCAGTATCAATTAAACACACAAATAATTCTTCATTATCAGTATCATTATAATATTTATCAACCCATTCACAATAATTATACATTTCTTCAAATACATTATCTTGATGACCACCCGAACCATAACAAACTTTTGCACACAACCAACCATTTAAATTACCGCTAATTTTAGCATCAAAACTCTTGAGAGTTTCTGATTTATTTATTTTTCTCTCCTTAAATTCGGTATTTGATAGAATAGATTTTTCATTTTTTATAGCACGATAAGCAACCGAAGATAAATTCTCAATTTTAACGCCGTATTTATTTGCAGTTTTAGCACATACATCTATTTGAAGTGCCTCATCTTTACTTCCTTGACGACTTGAGTTTTTAGCGATTCTTCCTGCAAATATTATGCATTTAAACATATCACGTTTAACATTTTCAAGTAATTCATCAAGAGATAATGGAATATTATTTATATTATTAATCTCTTTCAATACACGTTCTATTTCATGAGCATTAGTTATTTTATGGAATGTTTCCATATCATTATCCATAATTGCCTTATACACATTTATGTTATTACTTTGTTGTCTATTTTGTCTTTCTTTAACAAAGTCAACACGTATTGGTTGAAATATATCTAAATCAACACTATCTAAATCAACACTATCTAAATCACTATATTTTTTTATACTAGGTACGTTAGTATTTGTTGATGTTGTTGGAGATGGTATTTCTATTTTTAAATTATCCATATTAATTAATTGATATAGTATTTAATATATTATTAAATCAATTTTTATTAATTTATTTTTTTTGTTTTTTTGTTTTTTTTGGATCTAAATTTTTTTGTTTTTGATTTTTTCGTTTTTGATTTTTTCGTTTTTAAATATCCACCCTTGCTGAATTTTTTGAGTTGTTTTATCAAAGATTTACGTTTATTCAAATTTTTCATTTTTTCTTGAACAAGTTCTCTATATTTTTTATTGAATTGTATTCTAATATCTTTAATATATTCTATATAGTTAATAATATTCATTTTTAAATCAATTAAATCTAATCTAGCGTCTTTTACAGTGAGAACACTAACTAGTTTATTTTTACAAATTTCATTAATTGAATAAATTCCACCACCTGTAATTGTGTTATTATTACTAGTATCAGGAGTATCATGAGTAGCAGTAGTATTATCATTATTATTATTTTTTTTCATTATCTTCTTTAAATATTTATATGCATTACCAGGAGCATTATATACATTACTAGGAGCATCCTTAATTCCTTCCTTAATTCTGTTATTAAATTGATTAGCATGAGTAATACCACTTTTTTTATCTATTAGCATTTTTTCTATAGTGTTATTTATATATATATTTTCAAGATCTATTTTATCTATATTATTTTTTTTTTT